CTTGAAATACTTGGGCATGTAGATTTCTTGATCAATTCCGCTGGCCTTCCACGCTTCAAACCAAGCGGCATCTTCTTCCAATAATTCCTTTGGCACGGACTCCTCAAGCTCCTTAACAGCAGCCAGCTGGTGGGGCGTACCACGAAAAAATTGGAAGAACGGCAAGAGTGCAAGAGCCACGGCTAAAAGCAGCCAGGTCACTTCAATACTGCCTGAGGACAAGTGCTTTTGCCAGCGTAGTACCCCATATAAAACAGTGTCCCCGTACCAAAAATTACCAACACAAGCCCGCTACCAATCAAAAAGAAGCCGGCAACCGCTAGCAGCGTTGGATTGTTTTTAGGTATCATTTCTCAACTCTGGTAGCTGGAAACAAGTTGTGCTTCACAAATTCCACTACCTGATCATCAACAGTGTTGTCTGTTGTCTTACAATAAGCCTCCAGCAATTCAACAACCAGAGTCTTTACGCCTTTTGATTGCAGAAATCTGAACAAAATCGGTTTGACGAGAAAAAGCATGATTTGTCAGAAACGGTACGCTGTAAGCGTAGCTCCGTTCTGCTATGGCTTCCAACCCTGAAGAGCACAACGAAAAAGAAGGCATATCTATCGCCGACATCGTCAAATGTATGGTCCTCCTTTGGAGCGCCACACTCCTAACCGTCTCGTATCTGGGCTTTTTCCCTCAGATGAAGATGGACAATACGTTCGTCGCATCACTCCTGACTGGTGCCATGGCCTCCTTTGGCATCGAGCGCAAGTCCAATAGCAATGGAAATAACAACAAGAAACCTACTATTGTGGATAGCAAAGACACCAAGGCTGGTATCTCATGAAAACCGCTCTTTTGGTATTCGGCATCACACTTGCTGTCACTGCGCCAGCCCGTGCTGATCTGACCCACAAAATTATGTCGTCAATCTCACTGCAGGTTGGTGGTGCGGTAACAAGCGCAGACAGAATCGGCAGTTCCTTCAGTATCTCAGGCTCTGGGGTAGATACGACAGACGGCACTACTGCCAACACCATTTCGACTGGAACAATCACAAGCGGTGTTTACTCCCCAGGCACGATTGCAGCTACTCAAGACGCGCCAGGTGAAGCATTCTCCTTCAGCCAGAGCTACACGGAAGCTGATGCCGTTCCAACATCAGCAATAACAACCGGTGATGTTGCAAACTTTAGCAGCATTGTTTCAACTGCTTCAGGTACTGCAGGCAGCCTGGCAGGCACCATCGCTTCAGATGGCACTATGACCATCACAGCAGGTGGAGCTAACACCCTGGCAATCGGACAACTGACCTCAGAACTCACCATTAAGTGATGTGGACTGGATTCTGGATCACATGGGGCGTTTTATGCGTCATTGCGCTTGCCGCTCCAGAAGCCAAGTCAATCCCTGTTGTCCCAAACTTTCAGCAAGGCACCCTTAAATCCACCACAACCACAAAGACAAAAGTCAACGAGGTCATTAACTCCTATCAGTATCGAACAGGCTATGAATACACAGCTTCTGGCACTAACGTCGCTCCAGATGGCTCTATCGCTCCAATGAGCCTCGTCACAACCACCAATAGCCTCAATGGTGTTTCTAGTGTTTGGCGCGGCTTGGATCCTGCATCGAAGCCATCGTGGAAAATTGTAAATGAAGCGGCTTCGTTCTCTTTTGCCGAAACGCTTCAAGGGCCTGGCTTAACAGAGCACACGATTGTTACTCGCGAGACTGATGTCGAATCAATCACGGAGACGCTAAGCACCTTTACCCAATGAAGCGAGTCATAGCAACGCTTTTGCTGCTGTCCGCTCCAGCACAAGCACAAGTCAGTAGCACTGCCGCTCCAGTAGCCAATAGCTCAGGATCAGTCACAAACCAGGCAGTTCAGGTCGTTCCAAGCCGTCAATTTACAAATAATTATGGCGGTGGGATCAGCTGCCAAGGCGCAACGCTAAACATCAACCCTTTTCTTAGCTCTACAACTAGCTGGGCTGATCCGTATCAATCGCATTACAACGAGCCGGTCTATGACACTCTTGATCTCACTGGAGCGTTTGATCCAGAAGGCAATCCCATCCCAGATGGCAGGCCCGACAATCCGGGCAATATCCTTTTCTATAAACCCGTTCGCACAGGCCAGAAAAACAACTTCTCTGTTAATGGCGGAATCACCGCTACCATCTCTGTGCCTTTAGACAGGCATCACGTCAAAACTTGCCGCAAAGCAGCAGAAAAACAGGTGGCACTACTAGATGCGAAGCTCGCCAATGAGCGTATGGTCTACGAAATCAAGCGCCTTAAAAACTGCGCTGATCTCATCAGAGACGGAGTCAGCTTTCACCCAGACAGTCCCTTTTCAGCCATCTGCGCTGATGTTGTTGTAAATAACCCGCCACCAAAGATTCCGCCCCACACTCACAAGATCATTTACGCAAAGCCCTCTGAAACTTCCGACGCTGCCAAACAGACTCAACAGCAGTCTTCTTCCCAAGTTTCTCCTTGATTTTTTTAATCGTTTTTTTGACGAGCGGCTTGATCACCTTAAGCAGGATGTCGCCTAAAGGTTTTGCAAGAATGGCGCTTGTCGTTGCAACAGCAGCAACAGTCGCTGTTGTCATAACAACTGGCGCACTAGGAAGGTAGTTGCTCACAATCGCTGGTACGTCTAGCGTCTTATATTGAGTCTCACATTTCCCGTCGATCAGCTTGTAACCAGTGACGATGGCGGTTTGGCTCTTGTTCTTCGCACCAATAGGTATCGCGTCTGGTGGCGGACATGGTAAATCCGCAGGTAAACTGGGAATGTCCAGTGGCTGGCTGGGCAAAGAGGGGATCACATCCTTCGGCTGGCCTGTTTTACCAGCCGATTTTTTTGGCTCTGAATCAACTGCTGGTGGTTTTGCTCTCTCATACGTCAAAGTGCCGGGCGTAAAATCCAGCGGCCTGTATGAAGGCATTTCCGCACCACAGATAACCAAATTGCCGCGTGGGTCATCTGTGTAAACTTGCTCATTTCCAGGTGCCGAGTTTCGAGTCTCCACGCAGCCAGGTATATCCGCAACTGGAAATCCAAGCCGCAACGTGATGGGTGGCTCATTTGGGATACTCTGTGCTGGTAGTGAACGCCATTCAAGGATCTCTGGAACGGAGATGCGTTGAACCCCAATTTCAGGAATCTCTGGCATGAAATCAGAACGGTTTACAGCGCGTCAGCTGTGGATTGAGCGTACCAAACATCGAGAAGGTCCGCCTGTTGTTTACATCGTAATGTCAGGCAAATCCGCCAAACCATTTACCGATCCAAAAGCTATCCTGCGCTGGATCAAATGGCCAAAAGGTACGCCAACAGGTGATGCGTTACGAGAATGGTTCGCGTCGTTTGATCAAAAACCAGAAGCACCCACGCCAGAACTTGATATGGCTGTAATCAAGTCTGAAGGCTTCGGGCCTGAAGCACATGACGATGACCCAACTGCTGAAACTAAAATGGTGACTTGATCGGCAAACCAGTTTCTGTTGGCAGTTCAGGCATGACTTCCTCAATTTCAGTAGGAATCATGTCTGCGACCATCTTGGTCAGCTCTGTTTTCATTTCACTGATGTAGTGCTTTGTCAGTGATGGAATTCGGGTGTAGAACACCACCGTTCCAGCGATTACCGCTCCAGACATCACAAAGGATGCCACGGACATAGCGTTGAATAGCTTTTGCATAATAAAAAACCCCCTGGTGTGAGGTCAGGGGGCTAGCTCTGCTTTCTTAGACTAACTCAAAACTTGACTTTGGCACCAAGCTTGGAACCCCAGCCAAACTCATCACCAGTGATTCCGCTCAACTCGCCATAAACGGAATACTTGCCCTCAGAATCGACATCGACAGAACCACCGAACTTACCGGCAAATTCAACCTCGTTGTCATCGCCTTCAGGCATCACAATGGCAGGACCACCCTGGACGTACCAGGAATATCCTTCGCCGCCACCCTCATAACCAACATCCAGATTGATTGTTCCACCCAAGTACTCGCCGTCATAGTTAGCGCCGTTGTACTCGGGATTGAAGTAAGGACCTGCGAGGGCAGGGCCAGCCGATGCAACCATGGAAGCGATTGCACCAAAAGCAAGACGTTTGATCATTGGAAAGAGAATTAACGGTTTCCTTGCCCAGATTACTTTGCATCAGACAGCATTGTCAGGATCAGCCGTCCACACGTTGTAGCTGTCACCCTCGATGTACTGCTGCAATGCTTGCACCCTGCCAAAGTCTGCATGTGGTGCGGTGTCACCAACATCTGCCGTAGCTTCAATAGCAGTCACCATTGCTGCACACTCAGTCCTGATCGTGGAACGCCAAGTGCTCCAGGGCGATGCAGCATAAGCAGATTTGGCAGCAGCAAAGCTACTGTTTTCGTCTTGCAGTTTGGGCCAGAGATAATCAGACGGCTGCAACAGCTTGTATGCAGTGTCTTTGGTTTTAGCGATCCAAAGGGTCTTGAGATCAGCGTAGGTCTTAGGAATCAAGTTGCCGTCTGAGTCGTAACCCCAGTAAAACTTCTGATTCCAAGATTGAGTGTTGTCGTTTTCCCAGACGATGCCAAGTTCTGAGCGATCTTGTGCAGTGCTAAGACGCAGCCAGTTAGCAGGGTATTGCACGCCATTGTGCTCCCAAGGCACATCTAGTTTTAGTGTTCTGTCGCCGAGCTTGTAGGGCATGACCGTGAGGGTGATAATTGAATGTTACCGCGCACGGGCGGTTTTGAATGGCGATTCAGCGAAGGCAGCCCACACATATGTTCCGCCGCTTGCGTTCCAGTAAGCATAAGTAACGTTGTTCAATTTAAAGCCATTGGATAAAAACAACATTGTGTCACCGTCTGCGCTAGTTTCTTCGGCATTGCTTTTATTTGGGTAAAGGACTTTTTCCCTATAGTTGCCTTCATGCGTATTTCTTTTGTTGTCAAATATAATCCAATCGCCAGTTGAATCAGATCTTTTGAACATTAAGAACGCTGGCCTAAACCCGGTGTAAACAAACGGACCATCAGTTGCGCTGCCGTTGCCGGTGTAGCTGCCGAAACTAGAGTACCCGTCTACTGGGGCGAAGCAGTAGGCGATGTGATCAAAGTTGCTCCCCCACCAACCCAAATCGCCTCCCGTGAAAACGGTGGAGGTTGGCTCAGTATTATTCCAGGGATAGGCTTGAGTGTTAGCAGCGTCTGTTGTGTTAAGACGCAGAAATTTTGTGGCTCCAAGTGCGGAGTGATAAACGGACCACGCTCCAACAGCCCCTGTTGCTTTATCAATGATAAGAGCCGGTTTGACACCCAAACCATGTCCGACAGTAAAGGGAGAAGATGATCCAGTATTGAACTTAACAATCGAGAACCCCGCACTAGCATTCGCCCTCACATTAGAAGTGATGCTGCCATCTGTGTTGGAGACTGTTGATGATCCACCGTCCCATGCCCAGGCGACAAAAGTATCGTTATTGCGGTTGTATGCTTCTTGAGATCCTAAGCTAAAGCCGTCGCTAGTAAAAGCAGTAAGACCACTTGTTTCGGTCAGCTCAGCGTTGGTGTTATTAGAAACAAGGCTTTTAGTTGCTCCTCTAACTTGATCAACAAATTTGTTTGAATATCCTGTGGTTGAACGCATCTTCGTCCACACGAAATCAGGCGAGAAGTTCAGCCCACTAATGGTCTGCGTTGAACCATTACCCGTATAAAGAGCAACATCCATTGCCGTCGAACCATCGGCAATCGTTGGGTCCGGTAAATTCGTTGTGCAGAGTGCTTTGTAGCCGCTTTGGGCGAAGGCGAAGGGGCGTTGGCCGAAGTTAATCACACCACCACTTTGATAAATTTGAACTTCTGGGAAAAACGTTCCGTCAGTCATGCCGGTAAAAGCCTGGCCCTGACTTACACCATTTTTGTAAAACTCTATCGTTCCAGCATCGCGATCA